GCCTCGCGCATCGTCAATCACGCTTTCCGCCGTTCGTCCGGCTTCAGCGCCGATCGTGTGCGGCGCGTCGGAAGGGGGAGTGACTGCATCGAACTGACGGCGCGCGGCTGCCTCTACCTGAGCCGGACGACCCGCGTAGAACTCCCTCAATCCACCCTGCCCCTCGATGACGCGCTGCATGTCAGCCGCGCGAGTAGCGCCGCCCGTGACCTGCTGCACGGCCTCGAAACGCGTGATCGGCGTGCCGGCGGTTCTTGCCTCCTGAAACAGATGCTCAGCCTGATCGAGCTGCTGTGGTGTCGCGCCCTTGACGACTTTCGCGACGAGGTTTGCCGGCGCGCCTTTGCCGAAGAAAGCGACCGGAGCACCCGCCACCAGGGCGGCTGCGGCGCGGGCATATTTTTCATATGCCGTTCCCTCGGTCGCCTGCCCTGCGGTTTCCGACGCAAGCGCGGGGACCAGCGTCGACGCTAGCCGCCGAAGCGGGCCACCAGGGGTTGCCAGGGCAGGCGCGAACTCTCCTGCCGTGCGCGCATATTCCCCGGCCGTGGTCCGAGGCTCGTAGTGCTCTCCGATCGCAGGGATTGTCACGGCCTCCTGCAACTGCCCGGTCGTTGGCGCCAGTGCCGTGCCGGGATTGATTGCGCGCGCCGTCCAGTCGCCTAACGCTTCGGCTGTCTCGGGTGACGCCCCAAGCTTTTCGGCTCCCCATGCAATGCCGCGAGCATTCATCTCGCGCACGTCGCCAAAGCCGCCAACGGTCGCCTCGATCCCCTGACGCAGGCCGGTGGCGATCGAACTGCCGATGTCCTGCAACATGGACCCGTCGCTCTCTGTGCGCGGCTCGGCGTACTTCGTCCACGGTCCTTCGCTCTTCTGGAATTTTTCCCAGGGTCCGGCCATCAGTCAGCCTTTTCCCAGTTCGATTGAACTGCCGGATTGCCGCCATTGAAACGGTAGCCGTCAACAACATCGCCGGCTACCGGCGCCGTCGTATCGGCCGGCCCGATGCCGGCCAAGGCGCGCTTCATTTCGGGCGTCATGATGGAGCGCTTGTCGATCTCGCCGATCATGCGGCGTGCATCCGACGCCGATATCTCGCCGGTTTGATACCGGGTGACGATGTCGGAGCGCTGCATGTTCAGCGCGGCCTTCGCCTTCATGATTTCGCCGATCATGACGTTCGCTTCAGGCTTGTTGCGCAGTGCGGGAAGCGACTTCAGCATGCCGTCGTATTCGATGTCGGACGTTGCGCCCGAGCCCGGCGCGCGAAGAGTCGGCGCGATGCGTTTGACGATCGACTGGAAGGCGTCGCCGGCCGATGAGAAACCCGGGAACATTTCAGCGAGACGGCCTTGCAACATGCCCTGCGGCGCACTCTTCATCAGTTCGTCAAGGACCTCGAAATCCTGTCCCATGCCGCCGGACACCGCACCCTGTTTCTTGTATTCTCCCCACAACTCCGCTTCAGCCTTGTCGAGCCCCTTGCGCAGCTCGCCGTCCGAAGGTTCGCCGCCAACCGTCACGCTGGTGTTGCTCGCGCCCGCCCTCTTCATGTCAGTCATGAACTGCTGAAAACTCCCTCGATAGCCCTGCTGTCGAGCGAATTCATACTCCCGCATGTCGTCGGTTGGTGCGATTCTCGGATTGCGCAAGGCGTCGATCTCGATCATCGCCTTTTCAACCTGAAGCTTTTTGAGGGGATCGTTCCCGTCCTCCTTCAAGGAGATCAGCGATTTTGCGAGTTCGATCGCCAACGGTCGCGTCTGCGGGTTGGCGAACAGTTCCCGCATGGTGTCGCGGTCGGGAATGCCACCCGATTGCTGGCCGGCCGCCAGGTAACCATCCCCCGCCGTGAGGTCTTCAAGACCGGCTTGAGCCCCGGAGCCGCCACTCTCTCCGCGAAGCAACGCCGCTGCCTTCTGGCGATGAGCCGCCATCTGCTTTTCCACCTTGTCGCGCACGGTTCCCGGAGCGCCGCCGTTGTTCGCGTCGCTGGCGTCGTATCTGCCCACTCCGCCGGCATTGATCGCGGAATAGATGTCCAGCAGCCCCATGCCGGGCTGTACCCCGGTATCACGCAGGTAGTTCGCAACGGCACCTTTGGGGCCAAGCTGCGAAGCGACTGGGTTGGCCCAGTCAACGCCATACTGCTTGGCTTGCGGCTCGCCGAACTGGATCAAACCGCGATGCTGCCCCCACTGCGTCGTCGGGCCTGCCTGCGTCGGATCGAACGTTCCGCCGGTTTCGTAGGATATCGCCGTCGCCAGATCGAGCGGATTGATGCCGAGCGCCGCCGCTGTTTGCAGAATACCTGTGCGCAGATCACCGTCGCCATGAGCCTGCGCAACGCGCTGCGTGGGTCGGTCACTCGCCGACTCCCGGGGCGCGAGCGCCGACAGGGACATTTGCCCGCCAGCCTGCCCGTAGTAAGGGTCGAGAGCCCGCGAAAACAGCCCCGGCGCATCGTTCTCATAAATCTCGTTCTTGGTGCGCTCCCAGCCTTCGTCAAAGCCATCAGACGCGGCCTTGCCGGGATTGTAGAACGTCAGGGGAATGCGCGGGCGCTGAGGAAGCTGGATCGCCATCACAGACGCCCCATGAAGCTGTTCAAGCCGCCGACCCGACCGCTGACGGCGTTGCCGATCGAGCCGCCGAGCTTGCCGAGTGATCCGAAGATGTTCGACTTCTTGTTCTCTTTCTCGGAATAGTTGGCTTCCTCGCCCTCCGCGACCATGTTGTTGGCGTCCATCATGCCGGACAGGACGCCCGTATCCAGCCCGAGCCGCGTGTCCAGCGCACCGAGTTCAAGGTTGCCGAGATCGTAGAATCCGCCTGCTCTGCCTTGGGTGGCCGTGTTGATGCCGTTAGCGTTGATTGCCCGCTCTCCCTGAAGCCTTCCGAGCCAATCGTCCCACTCCTGATCAGCCAGGCCGGTCGCGAAGCGCATGGTATCAATGCCGGTCTGTCCCGACTGGAGACGGCCCTGAGCCCCGGCGCGACGCTCCAGAGCCTGCAAACCCTGATCCATGCTGAATCCGTACCCCGGGGATGTCTGGAACATCCGGCGCGCGGCGACGCTGCCTCCTGCGCCGTTCAGGCCAAGGGCGTTCTCGTATGCGTCCGAACCTTTGCGGCCGAGCGCGTCGAGCGCGCCGAATTCGCCCATGCCGTCGCGGATGTAGCCCTCCGCCTTGCCGACGCTGTCATCGATCGAGCGCATGCCGCGCTCGCGCAGGTCGGATAGCAGGCCCTTGTTCTGGTTGGCCGCATCGATCGTCGCCTTGCCGGCGTCATTGCCGCCGAACAGCGATCCGAGCAGGCCAATACCTGCGCTGATGATTGAGCCAAGCATGTCTTTACCTCAGGAAACGATTGTTCGGTCGGTGACCCGGCGCCAATTGGTGCCGTCTGAAAACGCCGTCACGGCACCGCCGGCTTCATCCGGCACGAAGATCATCGCCCCTGTGTAGAGCGCCGCGTCGGGCAGGCTGGCGACTGCGAACGATGGCGTCGGAACCGGAAAGGCCGGCCGGATCAGTGAGCGCACCGACTGATCCAGTTCTTTCTGATACTGATAGGCTTCGCGCGACAGTGTTCCGTTCTGCTCCCACCACCGAACGGTCGGGTCGGGTAGGCGTTGCGGCAACCTGATCATGGTGCGCGATCCCGGATGAACTGGGATGCCCCGAGGAATGCAACCTCAACCGGATCGGAAACCTGCAACCGCCACTGCCGCCCCTCGCGACCGGTCAGGCCGGTGCGGTTCACGTCGATGGTCCGCGTTTCGCCCTGCGTTCCAAGTTCGCGCAGCAAGGCGTTGCCGAACGTGCGACCGCCGTCATTCGACCACGACACGGAAACCCTGGGATTCGTCTCGATCGGGTCAATGCCGACATCAACGCCGACCCCCGTGATGAAATCGAACGACGCCTTGTCAACCACCGCGCGGCCCGGGTGGCGGTGGGTCTGGTTCGACCGGACCTCCCAGACCAGCGGATTGCCGGCCTCGCGGCGCTCCCGGTCATGGATGCGAAACACAGCGGCGCTGTCGCGATCGAAGGCCAGCCACTCGCCGAACGCCTCGATGCCGAGCGTTGCGCGCCAGCGGACATCGCCGATCGATGCGCGCTCGTGCCACTTGTCGGTCGATTGGTCGAACACCAGCGTCCACGTCGGTCCCGTCAGCACCCAGCACGGATGCCCGCCGGCAACATAGACGCTTGCCGACAGGTCGGCCGCGTTGGTCACAGCGTTGATCAGCCGCTCGATGTGCGGCGTCGAAATCTTCTGCGGCGAATATCCGGAGAGACGATAGACCGCCTTGTCGGAGCCGACCCAGCACAGCGACCCCGGAAAATACGGTTCGAACCCCGATACCGCATACGCTCCAGCCAGCCCGACACGGACGACGGGGCCGCGCGAGAACGGAAACCCCTCTGCATTGCCTGCATTGCCCCAAAACTCGACCGTGGACGTGCCCATGAGGAGAAGATCGCGCCCGATCGGCACGCCGCGCACGAGCCCGTCCGGCGAGGCCTCCGCCGTGGCGTAGTTGAGTTCGTTGAACCCTGTGTCGTTGATATCCGAAGCGAACACCCTGCCGTCAGCGCTGGTGACGAAGAAAAAACCATCCATGAAGCATATGGAGTTCGCCGCTGGAAGGTCGGCATCGGTGAAGTCGCCAATCGCTCCCGCCGAGATTTCCGACATTCCGCCCGAATGGACGATCAGCACGTCGGGGGTCGGAGCTTTCATGTTGTGAGCCATGATCACCGGACCATCGCCGCCGATCGTTCCCGTCAGTTCGAGGACGGTGTATGTCGACCCTGCCTTGGTGACGGAATAGGCCTTCTCGCCGTTGATGATGTAGAGGACGGACCCGACGAGGAGCGCACCGCGCGGCGTTGCCAGGCCGGCGGAGAAAGCCGACTGAAGCCCCGGGGCCCGGCGATAGACGATCTTGCCTCTTGAGCCTTCCGGCGCCCGTTCGGCGTAGGCATTGATCAGCCGGCCACCGTTCTCGCTCGGGTTGACGCTCGGTTCGGTGGAGGTCGGGAACGGAATCTCCGGCATCAGAAATAGTCCGTGGTCTGCGGCTGGCCCGAAAGCTCGACCGCGCGGAGGGCACGCAAGCGCGTCTCCGCCAGCAGGCGCTTGGCATCGTCCTGCCGATCGCCGAACTGCGGAGCGATGGAATTGGCGAGGATCACCGCAAGATGAATCGCCGCCCTGTCCTCGATCTGATCCGGGTCGCCCCATACCCATACGCCGCGAAAGGCGAGGTCATCCATGACGGCGGATATTTCATCGCTGACGGCCTGCTTGTCCTCTGCCGACGCCGACTGGCCGGCGCCTACAACGCCAAGCTCGCGCAACACGCGAAGAACCAGCTGCTCCTTGGTCTGCATTGTCAGCGGTCGCGCTTCGCCGGCCTGTTCGCCGCGCCGCGCTCCTTCGCCTTGGCCGCCTTCACGTCGTCCTTCTCACCTTCGACTTCATAGAACCGGTTCCGCTTCGCCGTCTTGATCATGGAGGGGTCTTCGACTTCCACGAACTCGCCGCGCGGAAATGCGATCCCGTTCCACGTGTTGACATCCAGATCGCCGGAACCGCCATGCCATTTGATCTTCATCGTCGCGTCTCCTTTCACGAAATCCACGTCTTCATGACGTAATCGAGGTTTTCGAGGGCGCCGGAGAGCGCCATTTCCTCGCGCTCGATCTCGGCTTTCTGGCCGCGCAACATGGCTTGGCGGCCTTCGAATTCCTGACGGCGGAGCGAAAGCTTCCGCCACATAGGGTTCATCTCCCGATAGCCGTACATCGGCAGCGGCTTGGCGAGGTCGGATTCGTCCGGCACGATCACGTCGATCCCGCGATCCCGAGCAACCTGGAGGAAGTGGTGGCAGCCGGCGCGCTGGTCCCCGTATTCGGACGAGGATGTCATGTCGATGCCCCAAAGACCGATCGCGTCGGGCTTCCTGCTGATCGCCAGCGCCATCATCCACGCGATCGAGGATGTGAAGAAATACGGACCGAACTCCCGAAGCATCTCATCCTTCGGGAAGGTCTTGAACCCCGCAAACCGGGGGTCAAGATTGATGGTGTAGACCGACCGCTGGAGCGTGAGCCACGACAGGTAGGATGTCCATGTCGCGTCGCGCTCCAGCGGCTTCAGGTCGTGCAGTTCGAACCATTCATCGCATCGCGGCAGCGCGCCGGCATTGGCCGGGCCGCACGCCCATATCTCCCACGAGGGATCATCATAGGGCGCACGCAGGTTTGAAGACGGCGCGGTGCCAACGAGTGCGATCTTGGTCACGAGCAGTCCACCGATCCCACGTTGGAAACGATGTCCCAGCGATTGGCTGCCCCTGCGAACAGGGTCACCGACTGGTCGATCGCCGAAAAGGTCAGCGTGGTGTTCGCTCCCGCCCGACCGACATAGGTCGAAGTCGAGCCGGTCACGCCCTGAAGGGTCGCGGTCGAGTTGACGACGACCTGAGCCAGCGCAGACGATGTGGTTGTCTTGATGAACTGCTTCACCGCCCCGACGTAAGGCGGGGTGAGCAACTGCACGAAGGCGGCCGTCGACGTGATGAGCTGCATGCCGACGTTTTCCAGCATCCTTGCCGTGGAGGTGCTGGACTTGATCGACTGGCCGGGAGGAATGACGCCGTAACCGGCTTCGCGGTTCGGAATCTGGTTGTTGAGAGGCATTGCCGTTTCTCCAGGATGGTGTTGGGGGAGCGGGGCGGCCTCGGGCCGCCCCTACTGTGGTCAGTCGGTCGGAGCCGAGAAGAACCCGGTGAAGACGCCCCACTGCTTGAGCTGGGTGCCATCCATCGGATGCTTCTTGAACATCTTGCCGACGCCGTAGGCCATTTCAGTGCCGGTGCCGGTGATGAACCCGTAATCGTCCTCCTTGCGGAAGGTCGGCTTCGCCATCTGGCCCCATCCGAGCGCTGCCGCCTGCTGGCCGCAGAGGAACACGGGCTCGACGCGCCCCGACGAGTCGCCGGCCGTGAGCAGGCTGGTCCACACGTTGGTGACGTAGGACGAGATTTCCGGGACCTCGCGGATGATGATGCCATCATCGATCAGGTCGCCATCCTGGAAGATCGGGTTCTTCAGGCCCGCGGCTTCACGAGGACGGGCGTCCTTGTTGATGGTTTCCAGGTCGGTCTTCAGGTCCCGGAAGGTGTTGATCCCGGCGAACGCAACGAAGTACTCGCGACCGTCCTCCAGCTTGTAAGGGCGAATGGCCGGCGACGCCTGCCGCGCGAGACGCTTCATGAGGCGCAACGGCGCTCGCTTGAAGCGGTCGGCAGCGGAGTCGATCGTACCCAGCGCGGTCGCGTGAGCAGCGTTGTAGTTGCTGGTCACAGCACCATACAGCACGCGATCGGCATTGTCCGTGTTCCACGTGTTGCGCTGGCCGGTCGTCGCCAGTTCGTAGCGGACGCCGTTGACGCGATCGCCGTCATCGGAGCCCAACCCCGCAGGGGCGGTTTCGGACGGCAGCGACATGAACGCCTCGATCAGCTCGTCACGCTGAAGTTCCTTGCCCCAGTCGGCAAGCAGCGGCTTGGCTTCACCGAAGATGTCGGCGGAATCCTTGTGCCGCTCGTTCTTCTTCGAGGCCACGGCGTGCCGCGCCCAATCGATCCAGAGGCGCATGCCGTAGTTGTCGATCTTCTCCTCGTTGCCGACGAGAGTACCAGAGCCCTTGCCCGCACCGCGAAGCTTGGTGACAAGGGGGATGTTCATCACCTCGCCGCCGGCAACGAGTTCGTTGCGGATGCGGATGATGGACGTGAGGGCGGTGCCCATGTAGGGCGAGAACAGGTTCTCGCGCACAAATTCACGGTTGATCTGCTGCGTGAACTTGATGAGCTTGTTGTTGTCCTGAACCGTGGTGACGGCCATGACGGTATCCTTTCAGATGTAGCGGCGCGCCCTCTTGGAGGGCGGGTTACCGCATCGCGTGGCTGAATAGCGCCGCGTCGCTCATGTCGCCGTCGTCGACGGCGTTTCCGCCGCTTGGAAGGCGGCTGAGCGAAGGCGGCAGGCTGACGGGCGGGGATGACCGGTCGGTCGTCTGTGCGGCGGAGGACCGCAGCCGCTCGATGATCTTCGCCTGATGAGCGGGATCGTTGAGCCGCTTTTCGAACTCGGCTTCGAACCATGCCTGCGGGTCGTTGCCGACCGTCTGCATGGTCTGCCGGCGCTTGTGCCACTGGACCAAATCCTCGAAAGGATCATCCGACGCCATGATGCGCTGATAGTCGGCGCGGACGTTCGGATCGGTGTCCATCGCCGTGCCAAGCGCCTGGTATGCGGCCTGGACGGTCTCGGCACCGTGTTCCTTGATGGCGAAGCGCCTCGAAACCAGTTCTGTATGCTGCCGTATCTGCTGCTGGACTGGCGTCAGGGCTGCATTCACGAAGCCGTCCGGGTCTTCCCAGTATTCGGGCTTCTTGGGCTGCTCCGCCGGCTTCGGCTCGGGCTGGCGTTGACGAGTGAGCAGATTGACCTGCCCGCGCATTTCCGCCAGTTCGCGGCGGAGTTCTTCCGCCTCCTGCTTGGCCTCACGTTCCTTTTCCCGCGCCGCATGGAGCGCCTGCTGCGGGACCTGTCCCGCTTCTGCGCCGACAGGATCGGCGCCCTCGCGCTCAGGGCCTCTCGGCCCGCGGTTGGAAGGATCGGGCTCGCCTGCCTTGGGGGCAAAGCGACCGAGATCATCCCGGGCTGGTCCAGCATCTTCCGCCGTCGTTTCCGAAGCGGCGGATTCAGCGGTTTCGTCCGACGACTCGTCGGCAAGGATCGCGTCCAGTTCTGTACCGGTCATTTCAGTCTCTCCGATTTCGTTGGGAGTACGTTCGCCCTATTCAGCCAGGCGGCGGCGATCGCCCTTCAAAGGATGGCGGCTCCTGCGCGCACTTTGGACGTGGGTAACGCTCCACGATCGCCCGATAGAGCCCGGCGGCGGCTGTCACACGTTGCCTCAGTTTCTCACTTCGGCAACGATTTTCTCGGTCGGGCTGATGACGATCTCGCCGTGCGGACGGCCTTCGGCGATCCATCTGGCAAGCACATCAGTCATGGTCAAAGGGCGCCGGTCGTGCCGAGCCCAACTCCAAGGACCATCGCGACGCACGACTTCGCCGAAAAGACAATATCTGAGCGTGTAGCCTTCAGCCACGCACATTCCGGCTGTTCCCCATTGCATCGTCATGCCGGCTGCCTCCGCCCTTCCGCGATGTCCGCGTTCTTGAACGCCACGCGCTCCTGTCGCGACTCGTGGCGCTCACGCTCCTGCATGCGCATTTCCTGCGGCTTCAACGACGCTTCCACGTTGGTCTTGCGCGCCTGAGCCATCTTCAGCGCCGTGCCCGCCTCCGTCTCCCGAATGCCGGCCAGTGTTTCGGCAACCTGCAATTCGGGAGGCATCTCGGGAGCCCCGTTAGGCGTCCCCTCGCTCTTGACCTTTGCCATATTGAGCAGGGTGCGGGATTGGGTTTCTTCGGTGTCCGCCTGCTTCTGCTGAAGCTCCAGCATGATCGCCTGCTGTTGAGCCGGCGGAACCTGCTGGGCTTCCTGCTTGGCCTTCTGGATGATACCCAGCGCCTTCTTCTTGATCGATCCCGCAAGCGGCGAAAGCTCGATCAGAAGTTCAGGCGGAACCGCTTGCCCTCCCCGCGCCATCACGGTCAGAGTGTCGTAAGCATCGGCCTGCATGTTGATCGTGTCGGGACCTTCATCGAGGATGATATCCACGTCGAGCGAACCCAACGCGTTGACGATTGCCGGCTGTCCGGTGCGGGGGTCGGTCTGGAGCTGGTTCACCGCGAAGAACTGCGCGACATTCTCGTCATCCGTGACCCTGATCCATCGCTCTGCGGTCCAGTGGCGTTGTACCGCGTTCCAAATCGCGCGAAACACCCGGAGCTTCCACGACTTGTAGGCAAGCAGATATGGGCCCAACTCGGCGATGCCGGCCTGCTGTTGAAGCTGTATCGCGCGGCCCGACATATCCTGCACGCCAGTCCCGATCAGCGCCGGGTTGAATCCGTAGTTTTCGATCTCGGCTTTCGCGTCCGCCAGAAAATTCAACTGGCCGGTCAGTTCCTGACCCTTGGCGTTGTCATCGAAGGTCGGCGGCTCGGTTCCCGGATCGTAGAGGATCACACCATCGGGCCGCGCCGCCTCCCGGCGCAAGGTCTCGATATCGGTTGTACCGCGCTGTGCGACCATCCGGCGGCTGTTGAGGATGTGCAGGCCCTTGGATCGGCGCTGATTGATTTCGTCGTTCGCCGATTTCATGTTGCGCACGAAACCGTAGCGGTCACCATCGTGATCCACGGCGGCCGAAAACATGACGTATTTCGGGTACGACTTGCCTTTCTCGTCAAGGAAGGGAGATTCCCCTTCTGCCAGCTTCACGCTGCCGGTGTACACGCACCAATGCCACCGGCCTCCCTTGAGGTACCAGTGGTCAACGATCCTGATCTTGCGATCATTGTCAGACCCCGAAAACCACTTGTCCTCATGGTCCGGATTCGACGTGAGTTCCGATCCGCTTTCCATCGAGGCGCGCAATTCGTCCTCGCGATCAGGAAACATCTCGACAGCCGTTTCAAGGTCCGCCCACTTGCCGACGCCAAGAAACCGCGCGTCCGAGAAGTCTTCCTTGAGCGAGCGAGGATCGTAGAAGACTGACGACGGGTCCACGATATCGAGCCCGATTTCGACATCCCCCCGATCGCCCTGCGTCAACGTCAGTTCGATGCCGCCGATGCCGTCGACCGCGCCGTTCAGGCCGCACAGCGGCGACTTTTCCGGCCAGCGCTGTTCGTCGCACACGTAACGCAGGACTGCCGTGGCAACCTCGGCTCCTTCCTCGTGCTTGGGAGTGCGTGGAAAACCCCGTGGGTCCTGTTTCTGGCGCTCAAGCAGTCCGACGATCGCGTTGATCTTGCGTCCGATACGGTTGTACGTGACGACGGGCTGCTTGCGATCGTTGAACGCCTTGATCTGCTTCGCGGTCCAGTGCGATCCGTGGTAGTAGCGTCGGGCTTCCTTCTGTTCCTTGATCTCGTCCGTCTTCAGGTCGAGATAGTTCACATAGGCCCGCTTGAGGCTTTCGAGCGATGCATCGCTCGCGGGAGACATCGCGCCCGCTCCGCTGTTTCCCTGGACATAACCGCCATCACGCATCAGTAGACCGTCCAATCGCCAGGCGAGGCCGTTTCTTCGCGGGCTCGGTAGTCGTCTCGCTTCGACGCGGTTTCGGTTTTCGGTCTCTGCCCGCTCAGCATCTTGTCGAGCAATTGACCAACCAGCCCGAGCGCATCGACCTGATCGTCATGCTTGCCGGTCGGGAAAGACAAAAGCTCGGAGCGGAGGTCCGGCCACCACGGTGCATCCGCTGGATAGTAGATGCCCGACAACGAGGCGCGGCCACGAATTGATTGCGCCCGAACCGCCTTGTCGCCCCGGGTCGGGAATGTCTCACGTGCAACAAATGCCTTGCGGGTGCGTTGCTCCTTCGTCAGGAAGGGACCAACGCCAGCATTGATCTGCCCGGTCTCCTCAGCCCAGCCGATCGGGTGGTGAGCGAGCACCAAGTCGCAGAACGCCGCAACCCACACATCAGATGACGCCTGTTTGCGCCACACATCCAGCAGATATATGCGCTCGTCGGGATCGACCCCGACGACGACGTGAACCGTGTAGTCGCCGCCGTCGCTCGTGACCGCATAGTCGCTTCCCCCGTAGACCCGCAGCGTTGCCGGATCGGGCAGTTTGTGGACTGGCCGGAACCATTCCGCCTTGAAGTAGTCGCCTTCCTCCGGCGCCGGCCGCTGCTGGTAGAGCGCGGACCAGTCACGCGGTCCGATCGCGCGCTTGATCTTCTCCAGCGCTTCAATATCGTACTGATCGGGCCAGAGCGCGCATCCGTCGTCATCGATCGCCGGCAGGTTGAGGACAATCCAGTCCTCATGGTCATGCTCGGCCTGGAGCCATCCGGAAAGGTCATCCTCGTGCCATCGCGTATTATGGCTTACCAGCCCGTTAGCAATAAAGTTTTCGGTGCGGTCTACCTGGACATCAAAGACATCCTCAACGCCGCTTTTGACAACTTCAATGACTTCATCCTGTACGATCTCGAACGTAGTCAGCAGCGGCGCGGAGGACTGCTTCAGTCTTCCCGTATCCGACGGCAAGGTTGCAGTCGTTGCAGAGAAGCCCGCGAACATGCTTCCCATCGTGGCAATGATCGACGCAAAGTTTCCCGCCCCAATGGGACCGGACGTTGGTTGTCGGAGGTTGCTTGCAGACGGCGCAAACGCCGCCTTGTTCGGCAAGTATGCGCTCATACTCTGCGAGGCTGATCCCATAGCGGTGGCGCAGATGCGCTTCACGCCGTGACCGAGGGTTGACAGAAGGCGCTCTAACGCCTGCATCCCACCGGCTCTTGTTGTAGTGCGGCATACACATGCCTTTGCACTTGGCTGGCTTGTCGCAGTCAACCTCGGAGCAGGTGATGCCTTTCCATTTGCCCCAATGGCCCTCAGGATGACGCTGCCCTTTTTGAGCGTGGCCGTTCGCTGCCATTTTCTTTCACCGCCTTCTTCCACAAGGAACGGATGCCTTGCGTTTGCTTTGACGATGATACCTGATTTCATCCTGATCGAAAACACTTGATCAGGACCATTGTTGATCCAATTGCGGACTGTGGACACTGCAATCTTGCCGTTGTCGTATGTCGCCACGCGGTCGCCGGGGCGAATGTCGCGCAATGGCTTTTCGTGACCTGTCTCCATCAAAACAGGTGTGTCACCTGTCATGCACTGGATGATGACGATGCGACCGCCCGGCATGAGGCGCGTATAGGCCGTGCTGGTGTACCAGTCCTTGGTCTTCTTGCGGATTATCTCCGAATCCGCGTCCTCTCGGTTCTTGACCGGATCATCAATCAGCAACAGGTGAGCGCCGCGCCCGGTAAGCGGGCCACCCACGCCAACCGCATAAAACGCTCCACGCTGCGTCGTAGGATGCTCATATCCACCATCAATCGAGCCCTCGACATGGAAGCGCTTCGCGCTCTTGCTGTCATCTGCCAGCCCGACACCCGGGAAAATGGCGGCGAAACCCGCATCCTCGATCTGGTTCTTGACCTTGCGCCCGAAGTCGTCCGCGAGCTCCTGCGCGTAGGTTGCGGTGACGACGTAGTGATCCGGATTGCGTCCCAGATACCACGCCGGGAAGAACTCGCTGGCGAGCATCGACTTGCCGTGACGCGGCGGCATGGTGATCATCAGCCGGCGAATGTCGCCACGCTCCACGGCTTCGAGATGTCGAGCGATCAGCCGGTGATGTGGCGCGTCGCGATAACCCGGCCACTGATATGCGGCGTAGGAAATGAGCCGCGAGAACGCATAGTCCTCAGGTGTCGGCACGCGAAGCGGCTGCAACGGCTGCGTCCCGCTGTTCTTTGGTCTGCATGGTCAGATCGAGCTCGCCCATGTGCTCGACGCTTGCCAGCCGGGCGTGGATGTATGGCGCTGCCTTCTCTGCCGCCCAGCAGCGATCCTTGAATTCCGCACCCTCATCACGGAGGACCTTCAGCATGAAATCGAGTGGCGTCATGCCCGCTTCCGCCGCCTTTTCCGCTACCTCACGCGTGCGCTGAGTGATAGCGCCAGCGGGGCGGCCGGCACCCTCGCGCTTGCCACCACGTGCCATTTTGATTTCCTACGATTTCGTTTGATTTATTTCAGGCGAGGACGTGTAAGTTTTTTGCTTACGCGCCCTTGACATCATGTCAGCGATCGGCTTACATAAGCCATGATCAAGTCGTTCAAGAACAAGGCGCTGATGGCCCTCTTTCAAACCGGGAAAACCGGCAAGATCGATGCCAAACTCCACAAGCGCATCATTGCTCGTCTTGACCGTTTGGAAGTCTCGGAGCGCCCGGAAGATATGAACCTGCCCGGCTTCAACTTCCACGCTCTTAACGGCTTCAACCCGACCCGCTACACTGTCCATGTGAATGGGCCGTGGTGCGTTACATTCGAGTTCGACGGCAAAGACGCCGCTCGCGTCGATTTCGAACAGTACCACTAGAGCAAGGCGCTGACTGGAGAAGTTCCTTTTATGTTGGTGTATGAGCCGAAGCGTCCTATCGAGCGCTGCCCGTCCCACCCCGGAGCGCTGCTTGAGGACATCATCCCGGCAACCGGAAAGACCAAGGTGGAAATCGCGGAACTGCTCGGCATCTCGCGCCAGCAGCTCTATGACATCCTTCGCGAGAAGAAGCCTGTTTCCCCCAACGTGGCAGCTCGCCTCGGCAAGCTATTCGGTGATGGCGCCGCTATCTGGCTGCGTATGCAGGCCGCCCATGATGCATGGCACGCTGAACGGGAAGTGGACCTGAGCAAGATACCGACGCTTGAGGCCGCCTAGCCGACTACGGCTAACTGAAATTTTGGCGATAAACCGCCATGCGCGCGGCGGTGGAGTTCCGCGCTATGTGCCAGCCGGGACGTATCCCCGTCGCCTGCAAATCGCCCTTGACACGGAAAATACTCCTAGGAATGAATCCCTGTCAAGCGGCGAGAACGTCGCTATCCAACGGAACTGTGAACGTACCCGCCGCATCCAGGCTCTCGACCAGTCGCCGCAGCTTGTCATCGCGCTTTGCCTTCTTGCGAAGTTGCCAACGGGCTTTCCTGACCTGATCGTCAAACTCGACCTCTACCTCCGCCTCCATGCCGCGCAGTTCAAGGATGTCGAGTAGTGGGATCGGCGCTGGATTGCCATCGACGCCGACGATACCTGCCACACCAGGAACCTGTTGCAGCGCATAGAAGCTGTGCGGATCGCGGACAAACACATAGCCCACCATCAAGGCGAAGCGGCGGGTCTTGAATAGATCGGTCTTGCGCCGGTCGCGGACCAGTCGCTTTTCGGCTGGCATGTAGTAGCTGAAGCCGCTGTCCTTCAGGGCGCGCTCGATCGCCGACATGTTCGGGTTGAGGCTGGGAACTATCCTGTAGCCCTTGCCCTTCGGCCTGCCGTCCTTACCGAGCGCTGTTGTCTCGACGGCATACTCTCGCTGCGGCTTCTGTGAGCCGGGAACGGTACGAACTGCATACCAATTCATCGGTCAGATTTCCCCGGCTTTCGTCCCGCCCTTGCCATGCGTCAATCCTTTGGCTTTTCGGGAGGTGAGATGCGCCATCGAATCGGCCGTGCGTCGGAAGTGTTCATCAGCTCACCCACCGTGCCCAATCGAGGATGATAGCGAGCGCGAACGCCGTCGCCGCTCCAGCCTGCTTCTGATCGGTAATGGCGGGCAGTGTCGTCGCCTCTGAGCATCGCGAGGATGCTTTTCTTATGCTCTGGAACCTTGTCTACATAAAAGGGATGCGGAGGCGTTTTCCATCCGCGATTGGCGGTGCTGCTCATGTCTCTGCCTCGCCTGCTTCAGATGTGCTGGAACGTCACATAGGGGAGCGGAATCACCTGCTCACCTATCGCGACCTCAAAGACCTTCTTCCCGCGCCGCATCACGATCCGGCCCGGCTGCCGTCCGCGCTCAACGGTTTTTCGCTCCACGACCGGAACGTTGTTCTGCAGGTACCTGGCGCGTCTCTCCCGCATGATCTGGCGAAGCAACCGCTTTCGTTCGAAGGCATAGACCGCTGCCGTCTTGCCCCACTCCGCTTCGTCCTTTTGCAGTAGCTGTTCCATTTCGTTTTCCTCACAATTGCGAGCGCTTCTCGCTCCTCCCCGCCGGGGCTCAGAAGCGCCTCAAGGTCGGTGACATCGGTCAATCTCCGCCAACCTTGACCGGCGGCTTCCACTCCGAATCTGGAGCGTACAGGTCACCAATATCCGGCCTGTCGCCGAGGTCGCCGGGACACCAGATCGACCCGTGCGGGTGCATCCCTTGCGCCACCAATTGCGCAGCCCAATCCTTTGTGCAGCGCGGCTCTACGATCTTTGATTTCGGAGCCCGATAGCCGTACAGCCGGCCGCCGGTCGGCGATGATGACCTGTCCCGAATGGTCCCGCGAATGATCGATGCCAGTTCCGGCGGGTGCGGGCAAAACTTTGGATTGACGCCATCGCACTCGCCACGAAGAAACTTCCTGATGCCGTGCGCGATCGCCTCGACCGGAAACCCCTGAAGGGCTTGCATGTAGCCGTAGATGGCCTTTTCGGCGTCAACGCCGGGAGGAAAGCGCATCGAATTGAACAACACCTGCAACGCCGCGCCGATCTGTTCGTTCGACGCTGCCATCGATGGTTGGACCTGGGTGTTGTGAAACATTGGTTTTGCCTTGGATCGCATCGAGGATTGAGTTGAAATCGCGGTCTGGAGGCGGCGCGGTGGCGAGCTGTGGCGCCCCCTTTCGGCCGGCGAGATATTCGGGCTTGACGGTCAGCCAGCCCCGGGAAATCGCGGTGTCGATCGCGTCGGAAACCGACAGGCGGCACGCCTCGGCATCGCGTCGAAAAAGCTTGGCGGCATAGGCCGAGTTCTGGCCGTTCTTCGATTTGCGGTGCTTGGCGAAAGCCTCGACCTGTTCGGCGGTTGCGTCCTGCTCAAGGTCGCTCTTGAAGGCAGCCAGATCGGAAAGCGCCTTGGGCGCGGCTTTCTTGTTTTCTTCCTGTCCAGATATCTTCTTAGTTAGGAGATTATCTTCTCCGCGCGCGTCGCCCGCATGTGAGTTGTTAGCTAACGTTTGCTCATGTTGGCTAACGTTAGCCTTGCGTTTGTCGCTCCAGCGGTGCCACCGCTCTCGTGCGCCGGCCTTCCGATCTTCTTCTTTTTTCGTCGCAGCCGAAGTGACCTCGTCCAACAGGTCGAGCACGCCGGCAATCTGATCGGTCGTGAGGCCAAGAGCGGCAAGCCTGCGGAAGGTGTCAGCGCTCAACGCACCACCTCCACGTCGATCCGCTTCATGACCTTCATGAGCTTCTTCTTGAGCCGAAAATCCCGCGTCTCGACGCCCTTGACATCGATGACCCGAAGACGATCCGCGACGTGGTCGAAGAACACGAAGTCCGCAACATAGGTGCAGATCAACTCGCCCGCCGGCCCTAGGATCGGGAATGGAACCTGAAGCTCGACACCGCCGACTTCGCCGGCTTTCTCGCGCCGCTTCAACTCGGCGTAGTACGCCGCCTCGCGCCTGGAATCGAAGCGGATGCCATCCACAACGATAGGCTCGTTGCGGTACTTCCGCTTCTTGGGTTTCTTGGCGAGCAGTTCCCTGCCCTGCTCTTTTGTGAGGACCGTCATGCGCTAGCCTCGAAAATGTCTTGCTGGTGCCCAAGGTCGCGAGACGGCGCTGGAACAAACATGTCGGGCTGCGCGTAGGCTTTGCGGATGCGCTCACAGGCGATGTCGAAATAGCGTTCATCAATCTCGATGCCGATGAATTTCCGGCCAAGCTTGACGCAGGCGATACCGGTCGTGCCGGACCCCATAAACGGATCAAGAACTATCTGCCCTGAGCCAGTGAAATCGGTGATGATCTCACGCATGAGGGGCTGAGGTTTTTCGGTAGGATGCCGGCCGTCTCTATCACGCTGGTTTGTCAGGTGAATATAGGTCCCGCGCTTGCCGCCTGCGTTCCATCGTGCATGACCGGCACCGCACCATGTAGTGGTGAAGCACTCGTAAGCCAGAGCCGGCCCTTGCCCGTTTAGCTTCGGAGTAGCGTCAGGCTTGACCCAAATGCATGTGGTTTTGAACCGAAGCCCGGCGGTTAGAATCGCCTGCCTCCAATGCCACACTCCTTCGACATTGCAGAAAGCAAGCAGCCATCCGCCGTTGATCCGAGAAATCTCTCGCAACACAGGCTCTCGGATCGCGTCGATACCAGCGAATGTCAGAACTTTTCGCTCTTGCCCGCCGTCAGTTCTGCGGAGTCGAGTTGATGCGTGCAGGTTGTGCATCAATTGCTCATAGGGTGGGTCGGTAATCACGTGATCCACGTTGCCAAGCGTCGGAAGCACATCCAGTCAATCGCCTAGAATCAGCCGGCAGCCACCTACAACAACCTCGCGCTTTATCGGGCTCGCCATCAGAACCCCCTCGGCGGAACAAAGAGGCAGATGGTCCGGCCCGTATCCTCGCCGGCCACGGTGCAGAGATGCAGAGCCCCGTCAGGGCTGTCCTTCACCCGAGAGTCGGAATAGCCGATCGTCTCGCCGTTCTGGCGAATGCGGTAGCCGTCTGGACCTTCAAGAATGTCGCTGTCTGCGACCTCCCTACAGTCGATCGAGGAGCAGCAGCTAAACGGATAGGACCAGCCCGTAGGAGCTTCGTGCGGAACAGCGTCGGTCGTGAACACATAGACCATCCCGGCGACCGCCAAACCGACGACCGTGAACTGAGCGTACAGGCTGTGTTTCTGCTCTCGTGTCAATCCAAGCCGGCTTGCGAGCCGGTAACGTGCCGCCCCGTCTGTGTCTTTCCTGCCCCGGTACTCCGCATCATGCAGAACATCGAGCCAAGACTTTGCGTCGGAAAGCGCCTGCGTACTCATTTCAGTTTCGCCAACACTTTTTCCAGATTTGGAAAAACTTTTTCGTTCCAACGGAATGCCCCATGCGTTGTTATCGCCGCATGGAGAAGGCCAGTCAGAAAGGGTTCGAAACGCTTGGTGAAGCCGCTGCCCGGCTCCTGCGAAGAATTGAGCAGCGTAAGGGCTCGGAGCGCCCGGAAGGCTCCGAAGAATTTGAGTGCGGTACGGTGTCCGGTTTGTTGATAGGCAGCCGCCGTACCGCTGACGCGGGCGAAACCGCCATGCCCCAAGATCGCGCTGGCGCGCCCCGCGTTTTCAGGTTGATCATCGGCGGCAAGTCTCACGCCGAACACGGGGGATCGGGCACTCAAGAATGGAGTGGTCCGCCTGCCCGATCCCCCGTGGTGAACTGGTGAGGTCATGGAGCGGGACCTTCGTAAGGGCTCGGCAGCCCTAAGAAATCCGAACGCTCAAGGTTGACCCACTCAAGAACCCTCGCCTCTGACACGTCGAAATAGGCAGCGATGCTGGCCGTATCCTGACCCGCCCGGAACATCACGTATGCGCGCTGGCGACGAGGAATATCGCGCAGGGTCCTCTTGGGAGGGTAGTAGCCCTCGATGCCCTCGTAGGGGTCATATCCGGCGTACGGGATCATGCCGCCTCCACGAGGCCGGCGGCCATCTTGCAGGTGTGGCAATGAACTCCGACCTTGTACGATGCGCAGTTCTTCGGGTTCTGGCAGTGAGGCCGGGTCTCGGCAGCCGTGAGGGGCTGCCTCGCCTTTGCGATGAATGCCGGCACGTATTCAGGGGTGGCGGACGGCCCGGGAGGAGGGGAGCCGTCCGCCGTCGTCTCTGCCTGGGAGGAGAGAGGCTCGGACGATTGGAGAATGGGTGCAGCGGCTTGTTCGCCCTCACGCGCTGCCAGCGAGGCATTTCCATCTACTACTTCCGTTTTAGTCCGGGTTTCTACCTGCCCGGCCAGTGCGTTCGTGTGACCCGCATGGTCTGCGCGCGCCGCGCCGCCATCTACATGATCCTGCTCCTTGCTGGCGCCGGAATCCTGTTCGATCACTTCGCCGTCGTCGTCCGCCGGCCATTCCGCGTCGCACTTTGGGCAACGGTAGTATTCGCCCGGCTTCGCGTGATCAGCGCAGTCGCAAAGATGATCGTCGGCACCGTCGTCAGAACCGAAAATAGGGGCAGGCTTGGTGTTCGCCGCCGCAGCGTCCTGCGCGCAAGCTGGCCCTGCCAGACCGCTTTCCGGGTGGGATTCCGCCAATACCGGGACAAGGAGCGCATCGACTTCAGGGCGAATTTCGTTCGAGAACCACTCACCGCGCACCCGATACTGCGCAAAGCGCTCATGCAGTTCCAGTTCAAGTTTTGGCCCGCCGCAGATCACGCCGATGCGTGTCAACTCTGCCGGCCCGTTCCTGACGAGGGCCGCAATCCTATGCTCTACATTTCCGGAAGAACCGATCTTGATAAGCCCGAGAGAGGGAGCTTCAACGAAGTATACTTTAACCGAGGTATCGCTCGGGAATTCGCGAAGCGACACTTCATCCCAATCAATTGGGTCGCGCGCCTGCTCTTCAGCAAGCGCCCGCAAATCTGCGGATCGCAGTTCAGCGTAGGATTTATCGTTCTCCTCACGTGCGCGCATGACGCGCGGCGCAGGCGCGGGACGCGCGCGAGGGCCGATGAGGCTCGCAACGTAGAGGTCAACGATGGCGTCGTGCTCCTGCTGGTTCGCATCATCGATGTTCCGAACCCGGCGGAAGCTTTCGCGGAGCGGCTTCGGTGTGAAGCCCTGGGCCTTGAGTTCGGCGAAAAGCTCCTTGAGGTCATCGCCGATCGCGGCCTTTTCTTCCTCAAGGCGGAGCCAGCGCTGATAACCGGCGCGCAGGATGTCGTCCGCTACGGATTCGCTCATCCCGCCACCCCGCAATTCACGGAGCGGTAACCATGCGAGGACAGGTGTGTTAGCGGTTGCTCACATTCCCTTGACCGGGCAATTAACCAGTTGGATAGTTTGCCGGTTAACCGAAAACTCTTGGGGGGAAAGCCATGCAAGTGCCTGCCATCCCGCTGTCCGAGCCAATCATCGTGCCCGACGTTTTTGTTACGGGCCTCGCCGATGTGGAACATCTTGGCGACGGGGTTTTCAGGTTCACGTTCTTCACGCAGCAGAAGCTCGGCGACGAGCACGAGCATATCGTTGTCGCGCGTCTCATCCTCGCCAGCGCCGCGATCTACTTGGCCGCGAAATGGGCACTGAAAGCGATCGGCCTTCGGTGCTGCGGCTGCTTCGTTCGGGATGGCTGGACGCACTGAGATCATTCGGCGGCCTCTTGCGACATCGAGAGGCTTTCGAGGGGAACGGCGTCGCCAGCGAGCCGGCGTATCTTGATCGCGGTTTCGAGGGAGCACCCCTTGAGGCCGCTTTCGATCTGCGAAATCTGAGAAGGCACCACGCCGATTTCGGCGCCAAGCTCAGCTTGGCTGAGCCCTACCCGTTCGGTTCCGGGAACCTTGTAACTCTTGCGCCAAGCGCGAAGGGGATGCTCTGCCTGCATCCCATCCATTTAACTGAAAGTGAATTTCACTGCAAGTCACTATTTCACTGAGCGGGCATGGAAGTGCGGAATTCCTTCCGTAGGCTGGCCGGGATATGAAAAAAGCAGTCCCCGCCCGAAAGCAGTACCGCAAGACATTCATCCGCGAGTGGAGGCAGCATCGCGGCCTCACGCTGGAACAGCTTGCCGACCGCATTGACATGAAGGCTAGCACCCTTTCCTATCTTGAGCGCGGGCAGAGCGCATACACCCAAGGCACCCTTGAGGCCATCGCCCACGCACTTCAAACGGACCCTGCATCCCTGATAATGCGCAACCCGACCGACGAGGATGCGATCTGGTCGCTTTGGGAAAGCGCATCCCAGGCAGAGAAGAAGCAGATCGCGGACGTGGTGCGAGTGCTCCGCAAGGCAGGGTGACCATGATAAGAGTGGTCGGCATAACGCTACTGTTTCTTGCGGCCGCGTTCGTCTGGATACTGTTCGATGCCGCAGGGAACACAGCGGCATTCGGCAGATGCAAGGTACAGTTCATCGAAGCCAACGCGGGCCGAAGGCTTTCGGTTTTACCATCTGTGCGACCGACTATCGGAATTCCGCACGTCTCACTGCTACATGTCCCGCATGGTTTTCTGGGCCACGTAACAGCCGCTCCCACCCCCAAGCCACTTAACCCGATTCGACTGGCATCGCATCGGATCGCGAAATCTTTCACTGTCAGTCACTTTAAGGTTGACTTGATCTTTCACTCGTGGTGAAACTCTCTCCATCGAAGCACCGCACTGGCTCAGCCGAGCGGGGATGGAGACGAGAGATGGCGAAGCACACTCCGGGGCCTTGGGAAGTTCTCCAGCAGGATTTTCAGGGAACGCTCATCGGACAACGCAACTTCGGCGCCGCTGCTTACGACAGTATCTGTGCGAAGCAGGTCGCATGGTTGCCCCGGAGCACCTACAGCCCCGGAGATAGTCACGACGCGTTCATGGCCGAGACGAACGCCAACGCCCGCCTGATCGCCGCCGCGCCTGAGCTGCTGGCTGCGCTTGAGAAAGCCGAGCGCGCCTTGGTTTCCGCATACGGCGAGCCGGTCGAAGGCGCATCGCTGCAAAGCGAGGCTGGCGTTACCGCAATCGTCGAAGTTCGTTCGGCGATTATCAAGGCAAGGGGAGCGTAGGTCATGCTTTCCCCCGCCACACTCAACCGTGTCGAAGCACCGCACTGGCTCAGCCGATAGCGGGGATGGAGACGAGAGATGGCGAACGCTCACGAAAAGACCCTCGCGGAAATCGAAGCGTACCGCGCCGCGAAGCGCCGGCTCGCCATCATCGAGTATCGCGCTCATTGCCGCGAAGCTGCCCGTCAGTTCGCCGCTAACCCTCGCGGCCTGCTCATCTGGCTCGCCGAAGGACATCGCCGTCCCCGCCAGTTCACGTCACTCGACACTGCCATTTCATGGCTCACGGTTGTGCTTCGCAAGGAGCGCGCCTTGCTCCTCGCCAACGACAGGAAGGCGCACGGCGAGTTTATCCCGGCCCTGCACCAGCGGCTTCTCGTGGCGCGCTATCTGCGCCGCCTGTCCAACCGTCCGCGCCTCGCTCGCGCTGCCTGACATCACCCATCCCGGAGAACTGCAATGACGAATTGGATTTCTGACGATCGCGGCAACAAGTGCTCCGTCGAGTATTTCGGCACCGAAGAAGCGGCGCGCAAGGCCCTCGAAAGCCTTGAGGATTGCGACGACTGTATCAACTGCTCGCGCTGCTCGGACTGCTCGGACTGCTCGGACTGCTCGGACTGCTCGGACTGCTCGGACTGCTCGGACTGCTCGCGCTGCTTGCGCTGCTTGCGCTGCTCGCGCTGCTCGCGCTGCTCGGACTGCTCGCGCTGCTCGGACTGCTCGGACTGCTCGCGCTGCTCGGACTGCTTGCGCTGCTCGCGCTGCTCGGGCTGCTCGCGCTGCTCGGGCTGCTCGGGCTGCTCGCATGTCGCGTTTCTGTACGCCAAAATAGGCCTTATCGGCGATCCGTCCGCTTCACCGCAGCATGTTGGGCCGCCGCCCGTCCCGACCATCGAAAACATTCACCAAAAGGTGTTGGAGGCGGTCAGTCAACCTGATGCTCTCAGCATGGAAACTTGGCACACGTGCGGCACGACGCATTGCCGCGCAGGGTGGGTCGTTCATCTCGCTGGCGAGGCGGGATACGCACTGGAGCGCTTCTTCGATACGCCGCTAGCCGCCATGAAGATCATGGACGCGAGTTCGGCCGAAGCGCTGCCGAAGGTTTCCCCCGCCCGCTTCTACGAGACAAACGAACAGGCTCTCGCCGACATCAAGCGGATGGCTGAGTTGGAGGCTGTCGGCAAGGCGGAGCCCCGCTGATGCCCTCCCTCAACCAAGACGCGTCGCTTTGCAACCGTCTCGCCTCTCATCCCTGGCGCACCTGCATGTGGCTGCTGCCGGTGTGCGTGGCTCTCCCCTCCTGGATCGAAAGGATGATGTCGTGAATGATGAAATCGAACGGCTCAAAGCCGCAATGTATGAGGCGAACAGGCTCGCCCGCGAAGCCTGTGACCGCGCCCGAAGCGCGCGAGAAGCATTCGAAGCGGCGCTCTTGGCCGCGACCGGGCTCGTCGGTCACATGGTCGAATACGAGAAGCAAGCTTTTCGCAAGACCGAGACTGTCCGCTTCGTGGTTGAGCGGCTTGGTCGCTGGAATGACTACGCTGTTTGCGGACGGATGGTCAAGAAAGACGGCTCGCTCGGTGAGCGCATCGTTGAGTGCTCCGTTGCTCACCTGAAAGACCTCGGCCCCTACGAGCCTCCGGCGGGGCAGCGATGAACAAGCACGTCACGCATCCGGTCGAGATGGCCCCGAACGACGATCTGCCGGAAGGCATGATCGACTACGAGGCCCGCACCGCAAGGCGGAGGGCTGAGCCGATGAACGCCCTCACCCGCACCGCTCACGGCCTTTCCCTTCTCGGCAAGCGCCGGGCTGCGCAGTCTGTCCATGTCGTGAAGACCTGCCCTGGCGATGGCCGTGTCCGGCGCGTCGTCCTAGTCGTCCCCGAGGGTCAGGAAACGGGCACCTACTACGAGGTGTACTCTCCCCTCACGCTCCAAGCCCTGCTGGATGGAATGACCCCGGAAGAACTGGAGCTTGAGCCTCATCCGGCCTCCGATCAGGAGGAAGACGACTTCGAACGCGAGTTCGCCGAAACCCGCCACAACAACGAATTGCGCCGCGCCGGTCTGTACCGGGCGTGATGGCAAAAACGCAAATTAACCAAGGGAGTAAAATGATATGAAGCCGAGAGACCTCGCAGCCAAGGTGCTTGAGGTGGTCGACGCCGGGCTTGTCCACGGCAAGGGCAATCCTGTGCCCGGTCAGATGTGCGTCGAAGCGGCGGTTTGCTTCGCCATGGGCCTGCCGCACGGCGATGACCCGGAATGCGTTTCGCGCCCGCTACGTGAGCTCAAGATCAGGCTGAATGACAGCGCCTGGTCGAGCACCGCGGCGCGGGCCAAGGGTCTGCGCCGATTGGCGGTCGCGCAGCTCGGCAGTCGTGAAGTGTTGGACGACAGCGAGTTCGTTCGTCGCGTCGTTGATCTTGCTATCCGCAAATGGACGCCTGCGGCATTGCGTTCGGCTGCATCGGTGCATCCGAATCCTAAGCACCAGGCGGCGCTGATCGCTGCGGCCGAGGAATGCGAACGCAGCGGAACGAAAAACGCCGCCTACGCCGCCGCCGCCGCCGCCAACGCCGCCGCCTACGCCGCCAGAGCCGTCGCCAACGCCGACGCCGCCGCCGCCTACGCCGCCGCCGCCGCCGCCAACGCCGCCGCCAGAGCCGTCGCCAACGCCGACGCCGCCGCCGCCTACGCC